GCGTAAGAGGCTGACCGGTGCAGTTCCCGGTGTTGCGGTGATACTCATATCGGTCAATGAAATTGCGATTAATTGTAAGGCACCGGCCAATTTCCTCCAGACGAGCTCCGTGGGACGGGGGGAAGAGTCGGCCAAGGTACCGGAACACAGTACGGCCGACGCCGTCAGGTATGGCATAGTCGAACCCGGAATAATCGCCATCAATGAAGGTTGTACCAGGCCCGAATGTGGAAAGCCTGGTCGCGAGACGGTGAAAGTCGGTACTATGGGGGTTGATGCCCGACATAATACCAAGGTCAAACCCGGCGGTGAGGAAAAAGTCCAGGAGCGGTACGGAGTAGGATCGCACGTACACGAAGAATGGAAACGGCACGATCGAGAAGAGCCTACTCTTACAGGCTCTAACTTTTGCGAGCGGAAGACGTTCAGTTTTGAGGGCATTTTGGACGTCGATCTGCAACTTGTCGAGTGTGGATAATCGATGTAGAGCTGTACACAGCGCACTTGTCGGCTCGAGCCGATTCTCGGTACTGCGTACAAAGGTCTCACGATCATGTCGCACCCACTTTCCGGAAGAGATATAACCTCCCCCAGAGGTGGTTGGGTCGATTGCTGTAACGCGACCAGCGATGCCGTTAAGAGCGGCGTCCAAGTCAACGGGTCCCATAATACGCGATTCTGGAGTTCTTGCAAGTAAGAGGCGTAAAATTGCCTCAAGGTCAGATTCTGAGGGTCCGGAGAAATTGTCTCGTACCTTTCGTAGTGCAATCTGAATTGGGTCAAGCAAGGTCCCGTCAACGTATGTAGGAGTGAGGACACTCGGTCCGGTAAGGGGAAGTGAACGAGAGTTTTTAAAGATATCGGACCGGACAATATCGCTCTCTGTTGCCGAAAAACCGTCACCTTAGCGTGTTCACGGATAGGGTGATTGGGATGAGATTGTTGAACAGAGTCTTTCGGGGGTTCAGCTGAAATAGTTGTGACCAGAGTAGTAGGAAGGCCAAAATGGACACGAGCTTCGTTGATCACAATTTTGTCGATAGGGCAAAAATCGGCTGTATGAGCAGTGCCGGAAATGTGGACTCCGCAAATCTTGTCGATCTGGTTGACCATGAGCAAAGAACCACATGCTCCGGCACAAGAGTCTACGTCAACAACGAAACAGGAATTGAATATAACACGGGTCTTGGCTGCAGTCTCAGCGGAAATGTTCATGACACGGGGACGAGAAACTTCCATCAGCTTAGCCATTTGGAATTCGCGATTGGCAACCTTGCGAAGGGTGGTGAATTTGCAGGAATCGACTTTGACATCAGAAGCTCGGCCGATAAAGGCATTGATGATAGACTTCTGACCCTCGAACTGAGGGAACAAGTGATCAGGGATTCGATAGAACACGAGGTCGGTGTCGCTATAATTGCAAACTTGGGTGTCCCAGTCTATGGGCGGCATTTCTACAACACGATTGGCACGATGAATGAACCAGGTGAACGCCTTGCCCTTCTTCTCGAAGTAATCGAAAGTATTGAAGGAGTGGCGATTGGTCATGAGGAGTTTCTGATCAATGAGAGTGCCTTGGAAGAAACCATAGGAGTTGTCCTCGAGTTTGTAAACAATAGAGACTATAGAATCACTAAGTTTGCCAATAAACGCGGCATTGTCTTGAAGACCTGAACGAACGGTGTGGGCAGCCGGGGCGATGGTACGAATTACACGAGGTACATATGTATCACTGTGACCGGAAGCATTTTGGAACTTACT